TAGAAATAGTAGTAGTAGTAGTATCGTTAGGTTTTCCATATCGTATTATATCATGCTATTGTGTCTTTCATGCTACAACAATACCCAAACATCATATCTAAAGCTCGGTCGGAAGAACTCCTAAGTATCTGTAAAGGAGTCAAGACCGCCAGTAAGCATCGAGATGTGGCTGGTTACATTACTGAGTATAGTATTGGGGATCATCCGGACCTTATAGCATGTATTCAAGAGGTTCTACCTTCTTATATGAAACCCTTTCTTGTAGTAGAGATGGATGATCTTGAGGTTCTAGGACCTAGGGCATTGGAACTTGGGATAGGGGAGTCTATCCCACTGCACTATGATTCAGAAGCTAAGCTAGATGAAGTAGACGGTAAGATGGTTTTCAAATCTAGAATTGTTATAGGCATATTATACCTACAGACGCTGGAAGATGGGGCAACCCTATTCCCAGTTCAAAAAAAAGAAGTTACCAGTGAGGCCGGAAAGCTAGTTTTATTTCCTTCAGGGTTTATGTACCCTCACCTAGTTACACCGCCTATGTCTCAAGTTCGTAGGGTACTGCGATTTGTGGTGGCCCCACGGCTGGACAATTTTATAGTACGAGAATAAGCCCCCGGTTGATCATTTCTAGTGAGGCAGTGTGTCTAGGGAACCTGCCGTCTCGTATTTTATGATTTATTTCATCTTTATTCATACTTATGATAGTAGTAGACTGTACGTACAATCTAAAGGGGAATCGAATGGAAAACAAACCAAAAATACTTGACACCGTAACGCAAAGATTTGATGTTTTTACTAAAACAGAAGTGCAAGAACTACTGGATTTAAAGAAAGAGATAAATTCAGGAGATCTTAATAAAGATCTTATTATAACAAAGAAGGCTCCTAAAACAGAGCTAGAGCAGAAGATAGAAGACATTATCTGGACAAGAGTACAACCTATTTTAAAAGACTACTATAAAAGTTTCCTCGCACCTCTCCGAGATTTTGACCTACATCACCTAGGCATGGCCCACGACAACGTTGGTTCATTCACAGAGCTGCATTATGAAAGTGGTTATATAGAAGTGGCAGGCGTAGAACACGTGGTTCGTCCTTCTCTGGTACTAATATACTTAAATGATGACTATGAAGGAGGGGATTTGCATTTTCCATTGTATGACTTCACCACAGTACCAAAAGCTGGCAGTATCGTAATGTTTCAGAGTGGTTACACAGGCTGTCATGTATCAATGCCTGTGATGAAGGGGAGTAAATATATTTGTCGCCTTACAATTGAAAGCCCTACCTACCAGCATAAAACAGACGCATTTCACCTATGAAATATATACAAGATCAACCTTCCCTGCTATCCCAGGTAGAGTGCCAAGACCTTATGTATGCCTATGATACGTCAGATGACCGTGCTAAGGAAGGTGCTGATCTAGTATACACCGAGGATAAGGGGGTGCTTATAAAAGGCCCTCTAGAGAGAAATGTGGTCGAGAAAGCAAACAAATTTATAGAATCTTATCTAGCTAAGAATAGCTTCAGTATGGTGTCTTCAAAAGATATCAGGCTCTTCGAGATGGCTGTGTATAAAAAACCTCCGGGTTTTCTACACCCTCTTCATTCTGATCTAGGCATTTCTTGCGTAGATGGAGAACTCCTGCACCAACCCTTTGTATTCCTTATCTATCTGAACGAAGACTTTGGGGGTGGTGAACTATTTTTCCCTACCCAGAACTACACAATAACCCCAAAAACAGGTACCGCTGTGATTTTCCCTATCGGGTATATATACCCCCATACTGTATTTATGGTGACGGAAGGCCAAAGATATTACCTTAGAGCAGAGTATGTGTTTGTCGGGCAGGAATCTTGAGATTCTCTGACATTATAGAAAACAGAGTCATGTTCCAGACCGTAGCTTATTCTGAAGCTACGGTCGATTTAATTTGGAAGGTTCTCCCAAAAACAGTTAAAAGATTGGACCGAGATCTTCAACACAGATTATCAGCAGATCTAGTAGCATCACTGGACGACCCAGAATTAAAAGAGCTAGTGTTGGAATTTAGGTATGAGTTCGCTCGAATGGAAAAAGGGGACTACCTTCCTTTTCACACAGAGGAGTCTCGCATTTCCCCAATAGAAGTGGTTATGTGGTTTCCAGACGGCCCATTCGAGGGGCGAGATTTTGTATACTATTTGGAGGGGAAAGAGTGTAGGATAAAACCGACCCATGGTCTCACTTGTTTTATGTATACTCAAGACCCCATGTGCGGACACAAAGTAGATGAACTATTAAGTGATTCAAAAGTAATCACAATAACAGGAGGCCTAGGTGGGAAGTATGATACAGACGTTTCCGGATATTCTGGATCCAAAAGACCTGACGGATTTAAAGAAGTACATCTTGAACGGAAAGGAAAGCTGGACTGAGATAGAAAAGAACCCCATTAGCATTAATGTCAAAGAACTGCCTATAGTAGAGATGACACCTTTATTAAATCGGGTGCAGAAATCCTTAGAGGGTACAGCAGATACTTTCTTTGAAAGGAGGGGGGTCACCTGGCGAGATAGGGTTCCTGTTAGCGGCGTAACCATTTATATATACGAAAAAGGTAGCGGTCTAGGCGTACATGATGACCTTATTATCCCCGATAAAGGTGTGAATGTGTTCACTTCCCTACTTTATTTAAATGATGATTTCACTGGGGGGGACTTGTTCTTTCCTAATACAGGAGAGAAGATTGTACCAGAAGAGAATATGGGCTTGGTGTTTCATAATAATTTATGCATGCCCCACACATTATTCCCTGTTGAGTCGGGTACACGACTTACAGTTAACCTCGATTGCATGGTGCGTTTCTAATGTGGGATGAAGTCGAAAATAAAGGATACTATGTGTTTGATATAGAGATACCAGAAGAAATCTGGAGCCCTATCTACTATGATACCTATGTACCTTTTGAACATAACCCACAAATTGGTATATGCCCTTCAATGGAAGTCCCTGCATACAACACACTACTCACAGACTACGAAAACCCTAGAAATATTAAAATGCCAAAACACTTAGAGGCATTACAAAAATTAGCTAACCCTTATATAGACATGACAAAGTGGGACTATGATTTAATAACCACAGACATTGTAAAGTATAACAACAGAGATGAGCCCCATGATAAAGGCCCTTATCTTTTTCATTATGATGACTTCCCCAAGTTAGTATTCATGTACTTCGTTTATTTGACAGGTAAAGAAAAAGTAGAGGGAAGAGAATTACAAATCAGGTATGAGAAAGGGGAGCCAGAAACAGTATCTGTTAAAAATGGTAGGGTTGTTGTGATGAATTCTTGGAATGATTCCTTTCAACATCGAGTAATACCCCTAAGGTCTAAGGAACATGTCATCTTAACCACTAACTACATTTGGAAATTAGATGATAAAATTGATTAGTGATTTTCTATCCAACTCATTTTGCAAGGAACTTATAACCTATTATGAGAAAAATGAACACATTGTAGATGAGTCCGTGAAATTTTTTGAAGTAGAAAACTATGGTACTAAAGTTAAGATTGAAGGGGAGTTAGGTGATAAAATAGAAGAGCTGTCCAAACCAGCGGCCGCTTCATATTTGGCCCCTTATGATATGGATTGTAAATTTGAATATAAGGCCTCGCTAATAAATTGCATAGAAAATTCTGCAACACCCCCCCATTATGATAAACAACTAATACGAAAAGACGATCATTTCTCAATAAGACCCTTTGTATTTCTTGTTTATTTAAATGATGACTTTGAAGGAGGGGATTTATTGTTCCCTGCCCAAGCAAAGCTCATATCCCCCAAAACAGGGACGGCAATTATCTTCCCGGCCAATTTCTACTACCCCCATAGTACACTACCTACTCGTGGAGTAAGGTATGGGCTCAGGATATCCTACAGGAACACCGGGGGATCTATTTTCAATAGTATAGGTACTTAAACTTCTTTATGATTAGTATCAAAGGTTCTGTGCCAAAGCTCTCCGGGTCCTAGCTTGTTACAGATCAGTACCAGTGTCTTACTGTTCAACCCAGGCTTCTGCACAGTAGTAGAGTGAACTAAATCCGGCATGTTTGGTAGTATAATGGCCAGGTCTTTTGGGCCTGGGTCATACACCTTA